GTTGAAGTAGAATTCACCGGTATAACAAGAGAAATGGCCGCAAAGGCTGTTCAAGAAATCGTTGGCGGAACAATTTCCGGTCCAAAAAGAGATGCTTACTACACAAGAACCATAAAGGATTCACAACGAAGAACATGGAAAGTGATGCGAGATAGTTCAATTTCGCCAAAGACAAATGTCGGAACCGCAAATATAGATGAATACAGAGTCGAATTCGTTACACCGCCTCTTAAATATGAGGACATTGAGACTTTACAAAACATCATTCGAAAATTCAAAGAAATGGGCGGCGTTCCTCATAGCAGCTGCGGTATTCATATCCATATTGACGGTGCAAACCACACAGCCACATCACTTCGTAGAATGGTAAACTTCATGTTATCCAGACAAGAAATCATATATGAAGCATTGGGAGTTGGGGAAAGAAAAAATCGCTGGTGCAAACCAATCTGCAAGAGCCTTTACGATACAATGAAAAAGGAATCTAATCTCACAAAAGATAAAGCAGAGCAAATTTGGTATAGCGAGGCGAACGATCATTATTGGGGCGGCGTAAACCACAACCATTACAATGAAACAAGATATCATGCACTTAATCTTCACAGCTTTTTTTCAAAAGGGACTGTAGAATTTAGGCTTTTCAATAGCACATTGCATGCTGGTCGAATCAAAGCATACATCCAGTTTTGTCTCGCTTTGTCCGCATGGTCAATAGAGTCAACCGGCAAAGTTGTCTTCAGAAGCGTTTCTGGGTACTCTGCTGATAAGAAAGTAACTTTGATGTACCACATTTTAACAAACAGGCTTGGGTTGTACGGAGATGAATTTAAAACTTGCAGATTCCACATGATGAAGAATCTTAAAGAAAACACCGCAACCATAGCAGCGTAAGAGAGGAGGATTAATTATGAAATTATATGTAGCTTATGGGAGTAATCTGAACAAACAACAAATGAGGCACCGTTGTCCAAGTGCCAAACCGGTATATACCGGTTATCTGAATAACTGGGAGTTGATTTACAGGGGAAGTAAGACAGGATCATACGCAACAATACGTCGAAAAAAGGGGTATCGGGTTCCCGTTGTAGTATGGGGCATTCAGCACTCAGACGAAAGAAACCTTGATATATATGAGGGCTATCCTCGGTTTTATTCTAAGCAAAACGTCTACGTGACTATTTCGGACGATTCGCACATAAAGGCCATGGTTTATATTATGTTTAAAGGCGCGAAGCCAGGACAACCAAGCGAGAGATATATAGATACCATATATCAAGGATACAAGGACTTTGGACTTGATTATGACTTTCTGAGAACGTCCTTATTAACAAATATTCAAGAAACGAAAAAAGAGAGGGGTTAAGCCTCTCTCTTTTCATTTCTTGGTGATGCCGTTGCAGCGACACTTTCCCTGCGTTTTTTGATTTCCACGCCTTGTGTGAGTAATGTTAGATTCTCTGTTCGGAATACGTACAATCAATTCATCTAACTCGCAGTCCAATGCCTCACATATAAGATCCAGATGTTCCAGATTCACACGATCCGCGAGTTCGTGGTACAACTCATTGATTGTATTCGGACGTATGCCGGTAGCTCGTGCCAAATCCGCCTGTGTAAGCCGCAACTCGCCAAGCTTTTTCGACAGTAAAATCTTTATCATTCGCCATTGCTCCTTCCGCTATAAAATACCATAATATGGTAATTCATAGTGGATTTTGATAGATTATATCAAATTAGGTTATGGCGTTTTTTACTGTATAATTTATTATGCCCGTTTTGCATATTCAAGGGCAATCCAACCAGCACCGGATTTAAGTTTTCCCCATGTATGTCCACCGGAATTCTTTGTTTCCACAATAGTATATGTGCCTTTTGGGCAAAAGCCGTTTGTTCCATAATTAGTGCCAGGTCCTTTTCTGATATAAAGATCTGAAATATTTACCTGTACCATAAAGTTTCCTGTTCCAGATGAAGATCCTCCTCCAGAAGATGCACCTTTATAGGTGCAATATGCTTTATCGACATTGATCCATCCAGAGCCGGACTTTAATTTTCCCCAAGAATCATTTTTAATTTCTGTAATTGTGTAGACACCTTTGTCCTTGATTGATCCATTAATTCCATAATTTGTTCCTGGACCTTTCCGAATATTGAGTTCCTCCACATTAACCTTGTACGTTCCGGTCTTGTAAGAAGAGCCAGAAGAAGAACCGCCGCCAGAAGAACTTCCTCCACCTGATGAGGCGCCAACGTAAGAACAATATGCTGCGCTGACGTTAATCCAACCTGCCCCTGATTTAAGCTTTCCCCATGAGCCATTCTGGATTTCAGTAATTGTGTAAGTTCCTTTGTCGGTAATAACCCCATTAGTTCCGTAATTTGTTCCTGGTCCTTTTCTGATATTGAGGTCTCCGACATTGACTTTGTACATTCCTGTTTTATAGCTGCTGGATCCACTTCCTCCACCAGTTGATCCTCCACCACCGGTACTCCCACTCAGCTGAGCAGTTACCCTATTTGCCACATCTCCAAGTCTAGAATACAACCAGTCACCTGGGCAAGATTTATTTGCGAACCAACGATGTACAGTCAGAACCATCTCATTTGGCTTCGGATCGTAATTTAGAGACGTATTCTCATCTCCAAACCAGAGTAGCTTTGTCTTTCCATTTCTTCGGCAAATGTCAACGCAAAGGGCAATCAACTTCTCATACACTGCATTTGTCATAGCATATGGGTGTGACATATCGCTTGCGCACTCAATTGTTACCGCCCTCTGGTCGTTTGCATTGCTGGAAGAACACCAACTCCGATTAGCCTCATCTACCACCAAACATACACGACCATCGGATCCAATGCCATAGTTACAACTTGCCTCTCGGCCGTCCGGAAAACAAGATCCAATTCCTTCCGCCGATAATTGTCCAACCACACAATGCGGTGTAATGCGGTCAATCGAATGCGTCCTCGCTCCACTGTGATTAGGACTTTTTACTACACAATTTACTAAACTACTATTACTCATACCTTTATCCTCCTTGTCATACTGTGTAAGATTCCATCTTTCAATTAAACTGCAGAGTTTATCAACATAAGAAATGTCTGTTGCGTATCCTCCAGCTTTAATTAGTTCTGCAACTTTCCGATAGTTCTTTTCTCCAGAAAGCCCTTCATACCTTTTTTGATTCCCGTTCATGGCTCCGTTCAAATAGCACGAATGATCTTTGATGCTTGCAAGAATATCTGGATACTTCCGAAAATCTGCCATAATGGTATATATTGTTCCATCCAGTTTCTGCTCTTGTGTCTGTTTTGTATATTTACTCACACCATCCCACACAGAGTCCCATGTATTGCCAGATAGGGAACATTTCATTCCAAATAGGTTATTTGCATTAACCGCAAGTTCTGTGCTACCATATCCCGATTCCAGACATGCCTGCGCCACCGTAATGGATGCCAAAATACCGCTCTGTTTCATGTCTTGAGCCGCAAGTGAACCAATCTTGTCAATAAATTCTCTCTCTGTCATAGTTTCCTCCAAAAAGAGCAGTCGGATTTCTCCGACTGCTTCTTCATTATTTCTGTGAATTATTTACTTTCCCATCGTCCAGAAGATCTTTCACTCCCTCAAACCATTTCTGTATAAGTTTCTCCATGGCTTTTTCCGGTACAAGAACTTGTAGCCACTTCGGAAGCAGCCCTCTTGCCTGCTGAATTACCCATTGTAATTTTTGTTTTCCAGTTCCAGACTCATTATACATATGCTCAGCCTTTAAAATAAGCTGATATACATCTTCCCTGATTCCATCCAATCCCTTAGCCTTCATATACTGAACGGCAATCACAATCGTAACAATAAGCAAGATTGCGACAACCAAAATCAAAATAGGCAGTGGTATCTGTTTCAAAAATTCTAATAATTCCATAGTATTCTCCTCTCATATGTAGCTCTGTGAGCTTTAAAGATTTTTGTGTTCCTTTTTTTGCGTCATTGGTCACTTTCTGATCAAATATAATACGTAAGATACCCTATTCTATTTGCGACTCTGCATCAGTTCAGATAGTCTTTCCTCTTCATGCATAGGAATTTTATCCAACAATCTCATTGCAGGTTGTACTGTAGTATGCATATCACCATCTCCACCCGCTTCTTCATAGTCGCCAAACATTTTCCAAAAAGCATCTGATTCCATTTCTGACCACGCAAGCAGTGGATTCTTGTCTTTACTGGTATAATAGCGGTAACTCTGAAGTAACCTATCACGCAATTCATTTCTCTTCGTCTTTTTTCTTCTCTCCTCGATGTCTTTTAGCTCTTTAATTATCTCTTTCTGCGTATTTCTTAAATCGTTGATTTCAGACGAAAACTCTTTCTGACGTTCAATACTCTGTTCTCTCCACTTAGGATACTGTTGTACCTGCCCCAGAATATCTTTCATCTGCTTTTCTTTTTCGAATTCAATCACGTATTTATCCTTGAAATACATCTCGACCTTCTTGTATATCTTCCACATAAAGATCAAGGCAGCAATTAAGAGAACCGCTGTATCAAGCCTCATACCACCGAATACTTGTAGCAAATATTCCATAGTTACTCTCCCCTACAAATTATCGTCTATTTTTAGTCGATGAATAATAAACAGGTCTTGCCCTTATTAGATTCATATCCCCCCCTCCTTTCCGCAAAAGAAAAAGATCGGTTTCCCGATCTTTTCTCTAACATCTGATGAGTCTTTTTTCTCCTCATTCCATATTTAAAGTTTTCCATATTTTACTAAGACTTCTTGAACAAGTTTAGTTCCTTCCGTTTGTTCTAGTGCTTTTTCATCTGCAAATCCGCAAATATTTTTCATATGTGCGATTTCAAAAGCCTGTTTCTTTACCAATTCAGACAATTGATGTATGGCCTCGTCCTGCTTTTCGACCATATCAATATACATGTCCAGCAGCTCAAGTAAATTGCTATCGCCCATTTTTTGTTATTACCTCCTTCGGATTATGAGTAAGGACAAAATTATCAAAAATTTTCTTTTTAAGGGCTTCGCAATCACAATGTTTCATTAATGCGGCGTAACTCATCACTGTGTCATTCGCCTTTTCAAACGACAACCTGTAATCTCGATAATCATCCTGCACTCGTTTAAGACGACGTTTCATTCGCAGACTCGTTGATTTTCTAAGTCTCACTTTATGTGGCCAAATACGATATCCAACAAATTCCATTCCTTGATTAATTGGGCGTATCGCTGTTTTTCCATTAAGTCTTAAATGCAATACATCTCCAAAAAAATCGGAAAATTCTTTTTTATACTGATGTAATTTTTCTTTATCCCGATGCAAAATGACAGAGTCGTCCATCAGCCTGATATACTTCTGTATTCCAAGCTCTCTTTTTGCTAACTGATCTGCAGGATCCAGATACATATTCCCATACATATGCGACAATCCGCCTCCTATTGTGATGCCAACGTCCCATAGCATATCTTCTTCCGGGATATCCATAGGATTCGTGACTCCAAGCGGAAGTCCAAAAGGGCTTGATGCCTCGCAAATATAATGTTCCATCAACCTTAGTGCTTTTTTATCACTTATTTTCTTTCGTATGATCTTCATTAAGATTTCGTGGTCTATTCTGTAAAAAAATTTTTCGATATCCATCTTCAGATAATACCAAGTATCTCCACTTTCGTGAACATAGTCCACCCATGACGCAAGGCGCTTCATGGCATTTAACTGCCCTCTGCCTTTTATACACGCATATGTATCTGATATAAACCCCTTGCACACCAAAGGGTTTATGACATCGTAAGCTGCCCTTTGTATGATCTTGGTCGTGTAATCTGCTGACACAATCTTTCTCAATTTGGGTTCATATACATAAAAAGATGTGTAACAGTCCGGAGGAAAATCGAGGCTTTTGATTGATTCGGAAATGCGGTATATATTCTCTTCGAGATTCGCCCAGAAGCTTAGCTCTTTCCTACCATACCGTTTTCCATTCCTTACATTTCTTTCAGCCCGCAGCAATGTATCAAACGAACAGATTTCTGAATAAATATTTTTTATGGACACACTATCCCTCCATTATTTAAATTTTAGGCATTGCGAATTTCAGATTGTCTTACTCTCGGCATTCCGCATCCAACGGGGCCGGATCAGGTCCCTTCCTTTTTTGCTTATTCAGCATGGAAATAGAATCCTTTACCCTTCTGTTCTGGATGCAAACCCTTGAGTTTGCAACATCTGACCAACGAAGGTAGAGCGGAGCGGAAGCCAACGTTGGAGTTGGAGTTGGAACGGGGATTGTTCAGATTGACGTTGAAAACGCCGGCGTTGGCACCATTGTTCCACCTGCCCCCGCATAACGGCAGCCGCTGTATCCTATTCCCAAAACACACTAATCTTTTTTGGTACTTTTAATCCATCCGCCGACCATGCGTCCTAACTCAACAGACTTGCTGCTCCAGATTTCATACTTTTTAGAAGGAAGAAACTTTAAATTATACGATAATCGCAAATAAGCTTTTAATTTCATTATTTCCACATCTAACTCCTGGAGCGTAGTCTTTTTGTAATACTTCTTGTTAGCCTCAATTATTTTTTCCAATATTTTGTGCATACAGCGTTTTATATCTACTACAAGAGCAAATTTTTCTGATTTCGGGTACTGTGCAAGCGCTGTGTATCCATATTCCATCATTTCAAACGCCTTCTGCAAAATAATAAGATCTTCCACTTGGAAACCTCCGGTATGCCATTTTCTTATCGATATTATCATATTTCAGCCTTTTTAATCTGTATAAGTTATCTTATATCGTATTCTGTTATTACTTCAAATATCAAAATATCTCTCCCACTATCGTGGGAGAGGGCAGAACACAGTAAAGCAGATTACAGATCTACAAAAGCGGAGCGGAAGCCAACGTCGGAGTAGGAGCTGGAACGGGGATAGTACAGAGTGACGCCGAAAACGCCGGCGCTGGCACCATTGTACCACCTGCCCCCGCAGAACGGCAGCCGCTCGCCGACAGTATTTACCCAATGATAGTCGCTACCATAATCGCCGCCTGGCTCATCCGGATAGAGCAACAATGCCTTCGCAATTTCCGGTGCTGCCGATACAGAAGAGTTGAGAGTCATATCCTTATACTGACAACCATTGCCCTGATCCGTCTTGTAGGATACTGCACCGGAAGTAAGCTGAATCTTTCCTGATACCCAATCCCACTTCAATGTATCTGCTGTTCCAGGTTCTACAAGAGTTCCGTCCTTCTTGATAGCTTTCCACTCCGTTGACTTATCTCCCATGTTTGTCTCTGCCAGCATACTGTTCGCATACGGAATAATTTGGATTTCTCCATTCTTTACACGCATACCAGCACACCATTCCCACACATTTCCATTCAAATCAGCAATGCCATCTGGCATCCAGTTGTGATACCATGTGGCTGGTCCGGATCCGGTAAGGCAACGTACTGGTTCGCCTGGATGTGATTCCGCTTCCTTGCTTTCCCATGCACAGGGAACACCTTTTTCATGCTGGTATGTGTAATCTTTACCCCAGAAATTGTTTCCTCTTGGCATAGTTCCATTTTTTCTGCACCAGAGAGCAATCGCACTCCACAGCGAATACGGATTCAAACTCCAGCCTTTTCCTTTATTGCGACAAAACGATAATGCCTGATCGAACGTAACATAAACCTTCGGATCACGCATAGGAAGGGAGTAAGCTCTGTCATTCAGTACGATATTCTGGAATTTAGATATATACAGAACGTCCTTCTCTACGCCACCCACAGAAAAAGCCGGATGAATATTCTGACTGCCGCCGCTCATAATTTCTGCAATTTTCATTTTTGGAAACGGAACCATAACAGACGGCATTTCCATGTCATCAAAAAGGACGGTATTTTTACCGCCCGTCATCGCTTCAATCGCTAACTTAAAATCATCAAAATTTGGCATCTCTTATACCTCCATATCCCATAATCTCAGTTCGCATTTGTTAATATCAAAAGGAACCGGTTCTTTGTTTGTAATAGTCGGAGATTCCATGCTCTCCTCATTTTCCGGATCATAGTCCGGATTTACTGTGGTTGTCTCAATGTACTCTCTTGCCGGTACAATAAGTTGTGCCACATATCTTTCGCCGGAATCAGTACCCATAACTAATGCTCCTGTGTAATCCTGGCAAATATCAATCACAACTTCGTAGTCCCTTTCCTTCTTTGAAACATTGAACATCAAATCTCCATCATTGAAATCAATGTTCTTTCCCATTACTTCGTAGGGAATGAAATTTGTGCCGTCTTCCGGCAGATATACTACTTTCATCAGAAATACCTCCTTCTGTTCTGTGACATTCTAACTGCTTCATTTGTTCTTGCCGCTGCAATTTCAGCCGCCTCCCTCATAGCTGAATCTCTTCTGTCCACGCCATAGGCTTTCATGATGTGTTCTGCATCAGCTTTTCGGTTCTCATTTTTGATAATCACATTCGCCATACCTATACACCTCCTCTCACATAGCAATTCACAATAACTTTGGTTGCTGATCCGGTATATGCAATCTTGAATCCATTGAGCAGCTTATCGCTAAACTCAAATTCTCCAACTGCTCCACCTTCTACTTCCACAACTTCACAACTGACTGTATATTTCATATTATTTTTCGTCACCGGAAGCTGAACTGTCTTCTTTGAGTTATTATGCGGATATACCTGGGAATTTGTGAGCGTAACCTGAATTTTGTCACCAGACAGTCCTTCCATGATTCTTCCCATAAGAAGAATATTTCTACTGTTTTCCGATGCCATCAGCATAGCCTCCAACGCTGCCAGATCCATCGTGTTCAAATTCGTAGCATTCTGTGGAGTTCCCTGTTGTTCTACTTTTCCCGGAGATGGTGTATGTTGCACAAGCCCTCCGCCCAAAACCTGTTCTTCGAACCTTCCGGGATACTGAACCACATGATCTTTCCAGTTCACAAGTTCTCGCATTATTCTTCAACCTCCCTTTCACTGATTTCCAACTGGCAGACATAATAAAAGCCCTCTGCAACAGAATTCATTTCTAAGAATTCCTGTTTAGAGAGCCATAAGTCATTATTCGTGTCATACAATTGGATTTCCGTAACAGTAGCGGCACCTGTGGTAGCTGCTTCGATCTTAAATCGAACTTCTACAATCCCCTCTTCCGTTACATCCACCGATTCAATCTTCGTCTTGTGATAAGTCGAACCGACTTTGTACTTCGCATAGGCAATCGTACGTTTCGTGTAATCGCGATATCCCTGGATTGCCTTGCTTGTCAATAGTTTCATCTGCATACCTCCTTTTTATATCTCAAAGGCATCTCCACAAAGCTTGTATCTGATTTGATATGCTTCTGTGGAAACCTCTGGAACCACTCCGTTATCGGATTCTGCCGACCGGACACTTACTTTTGGATCTGTGCCTGTTAATTTACTGCAATAAATGTGTCCTTCTGCTTCTGCTTCTGCATCAATTTCCACGGCAGAATACCTAACACTAGCCTGCGTATTTGGATACATTCCCGTTTTGACATGTTCACCCGTGTTTGGATATACAACTGAAAGTCCTTTTCCTTGTCCTGATACATAAATATTATTATCCACCAATTCCATTCCAACGCTTGTGATAGGATATTGACCGGATTTATGTATTTCACCGGTTAGAGGTACTTCTGTTTTGTAATAATCAGTTGACGGAACTACATCTATTCCTGTTTCTGCAAGTCCAAGGCCGTTGCTTACCATCGGTGTTGTACCGCACTGAGCATACGATGTCTTCCATTTTTGTGTGTGACCACATATCTCTATTCTGGCAAGCGATGTAAACGAAAACGTAAACGCCACATGAGACTGTTTGATTTCTTTTAATTTCTTTATCGCAGCTATAACATCAACCGCATTATCTCCAGGTTCAATCTCGACTGTAAAAGTATTGATAGGTGTATCTTCGTCATTTACATAAACCTTTCTTCCTATTATATTTTCCAGTATTTTTTCCATCATATATGGATTCATGGGAGCTCTAGTATTCCTTTTTTCCAGTATGAGCTTTCTACGTTCTTTGTAACTCAAATTCTCTCTTACCGGAAGGCCGTATTTCTCCTCATGATACCGAAGCCCCCATGTTGCCGTCTCAGGAAATGCCTGATATGGGAGTTCCTCTTCAATGCGAAGATGCGCATCGTCCATCTCTTTACCCATTGCCTGAAAGATCCATTTTCCCACATAGGATTTTCCATAGAATTCATTTCCTGTTATGTATCCCATCATCCTTTTGGCAGATTGAGATGTCGGGAAATTTTCTATATTCATAAGATCCCTCCTAACTGAAATCCACATTTTCTGTCGCTGGGTACTCTCCCTTATCTAAGACAATGTTTTCATCGCTCCCGTTTATCAAAAACGTATCGAAGTCAGACACTCCAGGAATATCCGTAATAAAAGGGCGAATCTGGTTATAAATCAGGACTCCATCAAATTTTGATTCTGAGTATTCCTGCAGGACAAGATTTTTGAAAGCACTTATAATAGTAGGTATGTCTGTCGTTTCATCATAAACTAAGCCGGTACATGTATATGACACATTTTTAATAGTAGCCGGAACTATGGTCAGCTCTGCGCTTCCTGTAGGGAGCAATCGTTGCGAACGATCATTTGGAGAAACAATATGGTCATATACATCTTGTATCAATTTCTCATTGGCCGGAGATCCATTTGAGTCTACAATTATAAGTTTAACCGTTCCTGGACCATTCCATGTTGCATCTACAATGCAATCCCCCACCCCAACCACTTCCTTGGCCCATCGGATATAATCAGCATCATTTCCAATATAGCTTACTCCTTCCTGCGTACATTTTTCTTCTATTCTCTGCCGCAGAGACTCGTCACTTTCTATGTCCGTACCACCAGTAATCGCTTCAGAATTTTTTACTGACGAAACACCCTTTATGTTATTCAGCAAAAATTTTATTGTGTTCGCATTTGTATTAGACCCTTTTCCAGGATCAACAGCAATCACTGAGATTTCAACTATCCCATCATCTGGTATTGCCATGGATTCATCGGATGAATATTCCAACGCCGGAGATACATCTGTTGCCTCCGTACAAAAAATTGTTCCTTTCGGAATTATGGTTCCCGGATCTCCGGTAACATCGATTTTACCGCTTGCATAACCAGCCGGACGGCGTTCTATGCCTGCCACTGCTGCGTGTAGATCAAGCCAATCATCCCACGCCCACATCGGAAACATGAGCATGAGCGTCCGAACCATATGAAACTGAATCAGTTCTGACTTTTCAATCGCCGTTGGCATTGTAAAATCATAAGGGAATCCTCCCGGCATATCATCAATACCTTCTGGAAGTTCACTCATCATCCTCTGCTGTATTTCCTCCGGCTCGCTATAACCCACGAATTCCGGTGGCGTAAATTCTTTACTCCATGCATTCACTCATTTCACCTCCTCGCTATATAGAAACTTTAAACTCGTCAATATCCACGCCTTTAACAACGAACGAAACACTTACAGCATCACCATTCCAAACAAATTCAAATTGCCTAACATATTCCGTCCTCGGATTCACCAACAGTGCCTCTGATATCGTTCTCTCTATCGCGGACTCAACTGCCTTTTCACTGTCCTCTGCAAGAGCCTCATCCAACTCAGTACCAATTTCGTCCGGATAAGCTGCGCAGGCATAGCGCTGTGTAAGAGCCATTTTGCAACACCACACTTTATACCCTTCCACACCATCGCACTGATCCATCTGTCCTTTACCGTTGAGGACAAAATCCTGTTTCTCAACATCCCACGCAACCGTATAATGGTAATCCCGATCTAATCGTTCTCCGTCATCGATAAATTCGGGGGATTCTTCTACCGGAAATAGTGTATTCTCTTCGTCCATGCTTCCACCTCCACTAATTGATCACATCGATGACTACTGCCTCATTCTGTACCCATGCCACAAGTACATGATTTCCAGGAGATAATCCTGGAACCGATATAGAATGCGAATGCGAACCATCGCCATATTCATGCCCGCCATGGTTTCCTCCCGAAGTTCCTAGTGATATGCCCGTCACATGCCGGCACACTGTATAATCTCCCCTTGGGATTTTTACCGGAAAGGTATTCGTAATCAGCCCATAGTCAGACTCTATCTTCCCAAAATCAAGGACAAGAGGAAAGTCCGACATGCTTTTCATCCTTTTATGAAGCGTCCTTGCCAGTTTGTTTGCTCCAGCATGCCCATCAAACGCCATTGTCATCCCTCCTTAATCAAATGTACCATCGTCTACCCATCCATATACATTGCTTGAGCTATCCACATGTATCAGGTGCCACGGATGGATCTTTCCCGATCCATTCTTAATGGTTATTTTTGCCCGTCCGGCTCTTGCGTTATATCCGCGGGATCCCGCATAAGAACTGACGTAATGCGTTCCACCGTGGAAATTCACAATATCGCCCACGTTGTAAGACTTTTTCTGTACCGTCTGTTGCGCTTTCTTCTCGTATTCTTTGAATGGCACATGAAGATCCAATGTCATGCTGTGGCTATCCACATCATGTCTTATGCCGATAACATAGTAGTATGCATTCATAGTTCCAACCGTTACGTGAACCAGATCTCCTTTCCGTACCCATGGTATATCGGGCGCCTTTACGGTCATCTCCTCCTGCACTTCTCCTTCTTCATCGAGAATTGTCTGTGCCGATGTCTTTGCATCCTCTAAACTTTCATCTGTTCCTCTGCGAACAATTTTCTGCCGTACGCCATATTTTGTGCTGCCGTTCAGCACAGCTTCCACCGAGCTTTTACCGTCATCATCTTCCTGACCTATCACTTTCACCCGGGTAATCATGCCTGCAGTGCTTCTTTTGTGTGTGGCATTGATCACATTCTCGGCTGCGAAGTGATATACCGTCTTATTATTCGCATACGGAACCACATACGCTTTTCCTTTTCTGTCCTGCACGACGCATTTCACGCCGCCTTTTTTGTAGGCATCGTCCAGTATTTCTGCAATTACATTCGCAAGATCCTGTGACTTAAAAGTCAACTTTGCGTGTGTTTCATTCGGTCCTTCATACGAACCGAGTGGAATTTCCCAGTCATCAAAAATCTTCGTTACAGCAGACTTTGTACCGGTACCCGCGGGATAGTAAATGTTGTCCTGACTTTCTTGCAGATTATACAAATTATCGTAGCATTTACCATCAAACTTATATGCGTCTGAAGAATATGCTGGTTTCCAGTCTATAATGTTTCCTCTGGCCACCTCTTCATCCGCAACCCCATCAGAGGCGAATATCCCCACTAAACATCCAAGTTTCGCTATATCCGAGAACACCTCTTTTGACGACTTTTCATTTTTAGTTGTAAATGAAATTCGGGTGGAGAGTTCGTCTTCACCTTGCTCCCACCCGAGATTTTCCACATAATCTTTTATATTGTACTGATTTCCCTTTTCGTCCATAATGACAAATCGGTATTGGATTTTCGACAAATCAATCAAGTGTCCGCCTCCTTTCTAGTTCGGGATAACCAAGACAGTTCCAGGGTAAATCCAGTGTCCATTGTCACTGCTCGATCTCCCGTATCTTCTGGCGGTGGACTCAATGGTCGATTCGTTTGCACTGTATATCTTTGTCCAGTTCGATCCAGAACCACCGTAAAATTTTCGGGCAATGGCCCACAGCGTATCGCCCGACCGTATAGTGTAGCTTCCTTTATTCGACGGAGAGGCTGCCGCTGGTCTCGTTATTGTCTTCTTTACGAACTTTACGATTTTCAACTCGTCTGTCGTATAAACTTTCAGCGATCGATACTGTACGAACTCCAGCGAATACTTCTTGTTTCCGTATCCGCCGTAATCAGTACATTCAAAGCTACTAATCGTAACATCGATATTGACATTAGTTTCAGTGACCATCAGCCGCAGAACAGTTCCTTTTTCCTGCCAGTTTTTCAGAATTTTTTCGCACTCTGCCGGCTTAACCCATTGTTTTACAATGGACTCATTCCTTTTCGCTGCTCCGAAAAATATTCCATCGAATGAAATCTCTGTAAGCTTCATCCCCTTTGGGATTTTTACCTCACCATAGGACAGAATATCGTAAGACTGATAATTGGTCCGATTCGTCCCCTTTACCTCCTCTGGGAGGCTAGGAAAGATAAATTTGCTTTTACCGTTTTCAACTTCAGTTAAAATAACATCCATAAAGCGCCTCCCTTAACTACTTATCGGCATGTTTGAGAAAACTTCACCCAGGCGATCAGCAAGCTCTCCGCCAAGGTCGTCTGCCAGTTCTTTCATGTGCGTTTTGATAATTTGCAGGATATCGTCTTCTCTCTGACTTGTTGACGATATCACAAACTGCGGATTTACAGTCACGCTAAGGTTTACTTCTTTTGTATCCGAGTTCCTTTCGCTGTCAATAACCGTTGATACATCAGATGTGCCGCTGTCTCCCTCGGATATTGGCTCTATGAGCCTTTCTGTGTTATCCCATATATTTTTACTTGTACCCCCTCCGGAGCCGATAATGCCGCCGTCAGCATGCTTTCCAACTCCGAGCATTTCTCCGGCTTGCGCCCACAGTTCCAAACCTCTTTGCCGCCTCTTACTTCCAAGCGGGATGATCACTTCCGGTCCGTCCTCACCCCACCACGTAAGCTCCGGACCATAAGCGAAACCACCATTCGCATGGCTTGAAATGCTTCCGCTGACCGTAGCTGTTCCAGTTCCGCCACCACTAAAGCTGATAGTGGCTGATGGATTTGCGAGCTTATAATTCGCCGTAATTGTGACGGTTGTTGTGGTAGAAAATCCTGCCGAAAATGCCGTGTTGATTGCAGATCCAACGTTGCTGTAAAGGGTGTCTATTGCCCCTTGAATGGTTCCCATAGTTGCAGTAATCGCATTCGATATACCAGAACCAACAGCAGTCGTGACGCCGGAATAATCCAATCCCTCTATCGAAGAGGTAATACTGCTCTGCATGGAAGCTGTGAAGCCACTCATGTCAATCCCTTCGGTTGATGATAGCGCCGTTACAATAGAGGTATTGATCATCTGTGCGCTTTCCGATAAATCTATTCCTTCAAGCGCAGCGGTCAAGGAATTCTGTAACCCTTCCTGAAGTCCCGCATCAGATTCAGACATATCCACAGAAGACATTGCTTCCCCAAGTTTTTGGTTCATAAGACTTCCGGCTTCCGTAAGATCAATGTTTTCTACTGAAGCCATGAGAGATGATTGCAATCCATCTTGTAATCCGGCAGATGATTCTGACATATCCGTTGGAGTTAATGACTCGCCAAGCTTCTGGTTCATGGCTGCCCCTGCTTCTGTAAAATCTGCATTTTCTATTCCACTCTTCACCATATTATTTACGCTTTCGCTCAAATTCGCTCCACTACCTTCCAGGGCAGATGTCATCTGATCCGGCATAGAAGCCGCAACCTGACTCATCATTTCAGTAATAGCCGATTGCGTTTCAGCAGACAATCCATCCAAATCGAGCCACTCTGATGCAGTAGATACATCCCAATTTTCCACATCCACTCCATTAGCCATTGCATTGTGCATGGCAGTTCCAAGCCGTTCAGCTACCGTTCCTTCTAACTCCGGAAGTATCCCATCCAATTCACTACCAAAAGAATCCGCTATCGACTGTAGCTCAAAACTTTCTACTCTGACGGACAGATCTGTAATCTTTGCCTGATAACCTTCCGTAAGCGCCTGAAGCTGCTCGTCGAACTGCTCCTGAGAGATAGCTCCGTTTTGAAGCTGTAAGTTTAAATTCGTCAAGGAAACCTGCAAAGCTTCATCATATTGAGACGCTGCATCTTGCACATTTGCCTGGATTTCAGACACCAAAGATGCGAACGAGTCCGCATCTAATGACGCGCCGGAATACTTGATTTTCAAGCTTTGGAAACTTGCCTCTGTTTCAGCTTGGCTAATCTGGTTCGTAATATCCGCAATCTGGTTTTGCAGATTCGCGATCTCCGCCTGTTCGTCAAGAGTGATTACTCCATCTTCCAGCGCCACATTAACCTTCGCTTTCAGATCTCCCCCAAGGCTCTCGATCTTAGTCTGTAAGTCCGAATACATCTGGTTTAATCCAGACGTCATATCGGTTTCGTTTCCCGGCTCTATCAAAAGATCTATGGCCGCAGTTGCCTCGTAGTGTTTATCTTCGAGATACTGTTTCGAGCTTTCGATCATGGCGTCAACAGCCGAAATATATTCCGACATATCTCCTTCATCAAGTTCCATGCCGAGCGACGCCTTCCAGTTCAGCTTGTCCATCGTCTGGAACGAGCTCTGTAGCGTAGCAAGAGAACTGTCTGCTGTCTCCGCAGCTGCCGAGAATTTGTTCAGAGCCTCCGCTTGATCCGCAAAAACAATTTGCTTGGCTGCCTCTTCAATTTCCTGCATGGTCAGCTTTATATCACCAAAGGCATCCCTTATCTTGTTTGAGGTTGCTTCCTGCATCATAGCACCAAATTGTTCAGCAGATACATTTGTGTCATCAAAAGCTTCTTTAAGCTCTTTGCTGTCGAATTTTGCACCTTCGAGAGCGTACTTGCTTTTTTGTTCAAGGTTTTCCGCCGCTGCCGCTGCTTCCTCATAATCCTCTTTGACCTTATCTCCGGCAAACCAGCCAGCGAGACCGCCGATTCCTGCTCCGATCAATCCTCCGACTGCTGTTCCCAATACTGGAACAACGCTTCCGATAGCGGCTCCTGCTGCTGCTCCGGCCGCTACTCCGCCGACTTTCAGTCCGGCAGATGTTCCTTGCGCTTTCGCAACGTCTTTATTTCCTTCTTTGTAGGAATTGTAAGCATCAAAAGCATCCATTCCACCACTTATAAGTGCGGCTCCTCCGACTATTCCTCCGGCTATTCCGCCAGCTCCGGCAGCCGCCAATCCGGTTGCTGTCGATGCTCCTGATCCAAGTGCCATACCTGCTTTTCCAGCAAGACCCATCAGTCCGCTTCCGGAAACATTTCCTACTCCGGCAAGTTCATCTGCCACTGAGAAACTTCCTATCGCTTTCTTTAACACTCCTCCAGTAGCACTTTTATATATTCCCTTTCCTACTTTGAATGCTCCAGATCCAAAGCTCATCAACGGTCCCGCGATCTTTGCTATTGCCGCCGCAGACAAGAGAGAACCAATATCCGGAGCTGTCCCTCCAGGAAGAAGTTTTCCGGCACTCGAAAACGCTCCGCTTACCATTGTACCAAGAGCTGCTGATACATCCACGCCACTCATGCCTTCAGAAAAACCTTCTGCAAACTGACGGCCAATGCTACTTCCTTCGTCAATTACAGAAGAAACATCTACTCCCATCAATGCCAAGATACCAGCAGAAATTGCGCTTCCGATTCCGGTGCCTATATCTCTTGCAACACCAGCTACTTTCAGTTTTCCAGACCCATTCCACCAATCTGAAAACGGCTCCGCCACAAGTTCATCCCATGCTATTTCGATTTTTCCAAACAGATCTGCGTTTTTCCATTCGTCTGTAGCAGTAAATTCATCTATTTTCGCCTTCGCATTATCAACAAAATGATCAAACGAATTCATTGCCGTAAGCAACGCATTCTCCACATCCGGAACTTTGTCAGTCATCCATTCAAGAGCTTCAATCAAATATGGTTTAAATTTTTCGCCAAGTGACATTTTCATTGAATCTAATGCGCCCGTAAAAAGTTCAAATTTACCAGAAAGGTTATCCATCATAACGTCCGCCATTTTCTGTGCCGCACCAGAACTATTATTTATTTGCTCTGTCAGACTTTCAAACTCTTGATCAGATGCATTTACAATAGCAAGAAGTCCACTCATTCCCTCCTGTCCGGCAAGCATGGCCGCATATTGAGCCTTTTCCGAATCGGTCAGAGCACCAAATTTCGCTCGTAAATCCTGTAATGTTTGAGAAAGAGGTTTTACGGATCCGTCAGTATTCGTTATGCTTATTCCAAGTGCATTTATCGCATCTTCTGCCTGTCCAACTGGTCTGGTAAGATTGGTCAGCAGGCTGCGAAGACTTGTTCCGGCTTGTGAAGCTTTGATTCCGCTATTTGCCATTAGGCCAATAGCTACTGCTGTATCTTCAATGCTGTATCCAAGTGCACCGGCAACAGGAGCAACATACTTAAATGTATCTCCCATTTTTGCCACATCTGTATTAGTTGCGCTCGCTGCTTGCGCCATAACATCCGCAAACCTTCCGCTTTCTTTCGCAGATAATCCGAATGCTGTCAGAGCATCTGTTACGATATCAGCCGTTATACCAAGGTCTTCTCCGGATGCCGCTGCGAGAGCCATAAGTCCGTCGATACCATCCATCATTTCTCTTACATCCCATCCCGCCTGAGCCATGTATTTAAATGCCTCTGCAGATTCAGATGCCGTAAATTTCGTAACAGCCCCCATCTGGTTTGCTTTTTCTGTTAACTGCTCAAACTCTTGGCTTGTTGCGCCTGATATTGCCTTTACCTCAGACATAGCAGCTTCAAAATCCGCATACGTCTGCACCGTATCAGCAATACCGGCGCCTGCCGAGATTGTAACGCCAGCCGCCACGAGTGGGCTTTTCAATAGGCCAAATACACGTCTCACAGGGGATGTTACTAGATCAACAGCTTTTAATGTAACCTTCCACGTCTTTCCTGTCAGGCTTTTTACATAAGTTATGGCCTGTTTTACAGTTGGTGTGATCCGGTCTTTCGCCTCGAGCAGAAGTTGATACTTTTCTTTCATCATAGCAAGAAGCGATTTTTGTGTCTTATTTACAGATTTTTCAAAGCCGGACGCTTTCTTTGATGCACTATCAAAGCCACTTCCAACGGATTTTTCAAAACCAGAAACACGTCTTGATGCATTTTCAAAACCTTTCGCCGCTTTATTTGCACTATTTACAGTATTTTCCATACTCTTTTGTGCCTTTTTCGCAGCCGAATCAAGGTTTTCCATTTTTTCAGATATGCTATCTACAACCGGTCCAGTATTATCCTTTGTTTCGATAGGAATCTCTATCTTTATAACCTTAGTCGCCACCCGATCTTCCTCCTTTCTCGTCATCTTCCAGACGTACTCTCATTGACGCGAACATAAACGCACGCACACCAGCAGGCTTTGCATATACTTCATCCGGGGTTATACCAAGCCGCTGAAAAATTTGATGCAAGAGGGTTGTTTTTCCTCCTGCCAAAATTAGTTTTTTGCAGCTTCCTCCATCTTGTTTTCAACTTCCTCAAGATTTTCGGAGTCAAATCCACTAAGCTTGTTAATCTCATCAATTACACGGTCTTTCTCTCCACCAAGAAGTACAGCCTCAATAACATCGAGAGCAGTAACAACAAGGACTCCCTGCTTTCTCAGTCCTTCCCAAACCTGCTGATTGTCCCAAAGCTTTATTCTGTCTTCTTCGACAGTAGCGTGATAAATAAGCGAGCTACGGAACTTCGCCGTATCCGTTTCCTCAGCAAACTTGATACCAATCTGTTTGTTACGCACATACTTGGTGTACTTTTTGCGGCATTTGTTTGCCTCCTCCTCGCCAAGTGCATGCACTTTAAACGAAAAATACAGTTTTCCGTCACGGGTGATGTTAATCTGCCTCAATTCATCGTTCTTATAAGCAGCTGCCGCAAGCATTCCAGAGATAAAATCATTTTCAACAGTAAGGAGTTGTCCCTGGGTTTCTTTCTCGGAAAAATTCTCTTCTCTAACTTCTTGTCCCTTGTTTTCTACACTTGATAATCTTGCCATTGTTCATCCTCCTAAAATAAAAAGGGGACGTTTCGCCCCCTTCATTGCATTTTCAATTAAATTGTAAGTTCCTTCTGAAGATCCGGTTTCCCGTTTACAAAGAAATTCCATGTACGTTTGATAACATCCCCATTTGCAATGTTCTGCAAATCAATATCGCCAGAAGGAATAGCTTCTCTGTAAACCACCCGTTCTTCAGATCCATTAAGCCCTTGGAGTACGCCCTGGAATACAAACTGTGGCGTCTTTCCGGATTTCATTGAATCCATGAGCTTTCTAAACATATCAATATCCTCAATTACAATTTCTGTAACGGTTATTGTAATACCGTACGAGTCGCTTGTCTCATGCTCTTGCGGATCTCCCATCGGTTTATACTTCACATTGTTGTACGTAGCCTTCGCCTGAAATGATTCCATGGAGGCGAGAAGATCTCCGGTACCGTTATACAAACCGGCATCTTTACCGGTACGAGCATGACGTGCATCTGATGATGCTCTTTCGTTAATAGCCATTTATTTTCCCTCCTTCTTATTCTGTTACTCTGCTTGAAAACTGGAATTGAACAAAATCGCTACGCGATGGCCTGCCGAGGCTGTGGCATAGCGATTTTCTGTTTTCTATAACAAAACAGTGGAAAGCAAGTCCTAAAAGTAGTATTGTTAAATCACCACAAAATAACAATCAAACAGGATCGACCTCTCCACTGCCTATGAAAAGAATACCACCCTTCCACTTGGTTGGCAAGCGGTTTTATGACCCCAATGCTCCTCCGTATAAAGCAGTGTTTCTGATAACTACTGATTTTATATGGAGGATTTTATTATGTATGAAAAATATTTAGAACAGCTTGAGGAAGCCGGGAAAATCCGTAACCTCAAAGATCGTTCCATCAGTTGCTATAAAAACTATGTTTCTTACTTTCTGAAATATCAGAATAAGAATCCCAAAGAACTTACCTGTCAGGATGTCAGGGTTTTTTTGCTTGCGAAAAAAGAGGAAGGACTGAAAGCCACAACTCTGAATCTTTACAATTCTGCCATCCGTTTTTTCTATCGAAATGTCCTGCATATCCTTTGGGATGACATCACAGTTCCACGTATGATCCTAGAACATAAGCTTCCTACTGTACTGACTGCCTCTGAGATTGACCGCCTGTTAGATGCTGTTGATGATATCAAATATAAGGCTATGTTCGCAGTCATGTATTCCTCAGGTATGAGAGTTTCTGAAGTGATCCATCTTCATTATGACGATATCTCCCGTTCAAATATGCAGATCCATGTCCGGGATACCAAGAATAGAATGGACCGTTATACCATTCTCTCCAAACGTTGTCTGGATATCCTTACACAATACTGGTTTGAGAAAGGTCGTCCCCGTGGCATCCTGTTTCCGAATAAATTTACCGGTAATTATCTAACAGTCAGTACTCTGGAACAGGTAATGCGACGGGCAGTAGCTGATACAGAACTTCCAAAGGCAGCAACCCCTCACTGTCTCCGCCATAGCTTTGCAACCCATCTGATGGAACAGGGCATAGAACGGCATAACATTCAAGCACTGCTTGGACACCGTGATCCGAAATCTACGGAAGTTTATCTTCATGTCAGCAACAAATCCCTCATGGGCATTCAAAGCCCTTTTGACAGGAAAGATGGTGCTGACCATGAATAAACCCACTGTCCAGGATATTTTTCGACATTTTTATACAGCATACCTTGAAAAGTATTCTCCATCCCCGGAACAGGCAAAAACTGCCCGGAACATCTTGAACTGTAAAACAGGAGCTTATGGTGCAAATATCAGTGTATGTGAAGACTGTGGTGCTGTCCAGATCCATTATAATTCCTGCCGTAACCGCTGTTGTCCCATGTGTCAGGCAGTCCCAAAGGAAATGTGGATGGATGCCCGCAGGGAAGATGTACTTGATGCACCTTATTTCCATCTGGTGTTTACAGTCCCTGATATTCTGAACCCAGTCATTTACAGTAATCAGAAACTGTTATATGACACGCTCTATCATGCAGCCTCTGCTACCATTCAAGAACTTACATCAGACCCAAAGCACCTTGGAGCTTCCGTTGGTTATATCTGCATCCTTCATACATGGGGCTCTGAAATGAACTTCCACCCTCACATTCATATGATACTGCTCGGCGGTGGACTGACACCGAAAAATGAGTGGAAAGATAATGGTACGGAGTTTTTTCTCCCTATATGGGCTATCTCCAAAGTATTTCGTGGGAAATATATGGATGAACTGAAAAATCTCTGGAATACAGATCAGCTTGAGTTTCATGGAACAGCAGAAAAATACCGTAATCATTATGAATTCAAAGAACTTATAGATTCCTGTTACGACACAGAATGGGTTCCTTACTGTAAGAAAACTTTTAACGGTGCACAATCTGTGATTGATTACCTTGGAAAGTATACCCATAGGATCGCTATCAGCAATCACCGCATCATCCATATGGATGATGAAAATGTTACTTTTTCTGTTAAGGATTACCGGAAAGAAGGACAATGGAAGGAACTGACCATTTCCGGCATTGAATTTATACGGCGTTTTCTGATGCATGTGCCCCCCAGACGTTTTGTCAGGATCCGGCATTATGGACTTCTATGTTCCCGCAGCAAACACAAAAAACTCACTTTATGCCGGAATCTTCTCGGATGCAAAAAATATCTTTCAAAGCTCAGGGATAAGGAAATGCCGGAAATACTGAAACAGCTATACAGGATAAACATCTGTGTATGTAAATCCTGCGGTGGACATCTTGGAAAACCACAACTGAGAATACCGCAAAGGTGTTAAAATCCAAATCTTTTATATGTTTTTTAAGCCTCAAAATCCTGAGGTTTTATTGTTGTATCTATTTATCTGAAAATCCTTGATTTCTGTAGCGTCTGCATAGGAAATCCTGTATAATCATGGATAAGAACAAAAGATTAAAAGTCCATAGGTAGTATCTACTCGGACGCTCACTTTGTTCAATTAGGTCAAATCGAAAATGGAGTAAACGAAGGGGCAGTTCACTGAAATGTCAAAACTGCTTTTTCGTTTACCCCATCATCGATTCTAACCTAAAGAATTTCTCACTTCTTTATTCTAGGAGCAATAAGCAGCACTACTGCCACAAGAAAATATACACCATACAGTAACCACGTAATTGTATTGTTCCAAGGGAAACTCTTTTCTGGATGGTTTAATGCAAACATTATAAATACAATAGCTACAATCAGCATTATCACACCGATAATCCTTGATATACTTTTTTTCATGTAAAGCACCTCCTCGTCAAACTTGAAGTTGGCTATTTCGTTGCAACAATACTTATCCAATGATTTTTTGCATTTGAATACGTTTTGATCTCTGTAAAACCCGCTTCTTTCAAAGCGGCAACAAGTTGTTTAGATGTGTAAATCTTCATACCATTGATCATCTTTGTCCATTTTTCATCTGCGGCATTCGTTCCGTCACTCTCGTTACAAATCAGGAATATGCCTTCGCTTTTCAGCACACGGTTGACCTCGGAAAAGCATTTTACTAATCCTGGCCAAAAGTAAACTGTTTCGAAGGCAGAAACATAATCAAAAGTCGCGTCAGAAAAGGGTATAGCAGATACATCTCCTTGAACTACATTACATTTCCCTTGTTTAATGGCGAGGGCGTTCAATTTTTGAGATTCTGCCACACTAACCTCAGAATAATCCATTCCTGTCACGTGGCCATTTCTACATCTATCAAGCCAGACCGCAATATTTGCTCCGCCGCCACAGCCGACGTCCAGAACTTCAGCATCAGACTTCGCGGAGATATTTGAGAATCCCCATTGCGATAATTTGGCGTGACCGCTGTTCATCATCTTCGTCATCAATTTTCCGCCGAAGCCTTGTGGCTTACGGGTATTTTCAAAAAATCT